ACTTTTTTTCTTTTTTGATTAACTCCCCGACTTTTTTAGGAACTTGAACAGTTACATTGTCCAAATCTGTACCAAATCTGTCGGTATTATCCGTCAAGTCAAGAAGAAATGCCCGTTTTTTTCCTTCTGAAATCCTAAGTACCCTGCCAACCGCCTGAAGGAAAAGAGCCGTGGAAAGTGTCGGACGGGCCATAACAAGGCAATCAAGGGGCGGGAAGTCGAATCCTTCCACAAGGATGTTTACGCTTGTGATTATCCGCTTTTTGCCTTCTTTCCATTGATCCATGTTGTGCTGCCTTTCCCAATCCGTGAGTTTTGAATGAACGGTTGTGCATTCATCGCCCAACAAATCTTTTAATTTTTCGGCATGATCAATCGTACAGCAAAATACGCAGATAAATTTATAGTCCTGGCAATGCTCATATATCGCATCAACAGCGGTTTGAAGGTGGATGGTTTTGACCATCATTTCGCCAAGTTGATCAAGGACGTAATCGCCTGATGTCCTGACATCTTCAATATCTTTTTGATACGAATTATCCATTTTTACCATGCCTTGCAGCGGCATGAGATAACCGGATTCTTTTAGTTCATTGTACGTGATTTTGTGGTTGCATTCCGGGAATAATACCGGGGCATTGTTATATTTTCCATAACAATAACCGAGACCTAACCGATATGGGGTGGCAGTAATCCCTAAAATTCGCAACTTATCATTTTTGGATTGAAGGTCTTTAATTATCTGGTCATATTGCGAATCCTTCCCGATTTCAATCCGGTGCGCTTCATCCACAACCAAGAGCGAGCAACAATCAAATTGTCCAATGAGATTGAAAAAAGTCTGCACGGTCCCGATGATCACCCGGCTTTTTGTTTTCCTTTGGCCGAGTCCAGCGCAAGCAATCCCTATATCACGGGCCGGGATATCGGTTTTTTCAAGGAATGTTTTTCGGAATTGTTCTACCAGTTCTTTTTTGTGAGCAAGGATTAAAAAATTCCGGTCTGTTTCTTTGTAGTAACGATTGATAAGGCGGCAGACCATGACCGTTTTCCCAGATCCCATAATGGCCGATAAAAGCACATTTGGTTGTGTTTTCATCGCTTTGTGGATAGCGGACAAGGCGGTTATTTGGTAGGGACGGAGTTTAAACATTGATATAACCTTGTTCTTTACAAAAAGATTTAAATCCTCTTGTATAATTTTGTCTTTTAACTTTCTTAGGTGGAATTCCTAAAATATTGAATGCACATAGTATTTCTTCTATTTCTTTTTTAGTAATATTGAACCATTCACCTCTTATTTTTTTGTCTTTAAAATGTATATGTAATTCTTTTTCTTGTTTTTGGCTACCTTCTATTAAATACAGGATTTCCAAATGTTCAGGATTACTTGATTGTAAAACTTGTAATCTTTTATAGATACAATCTTCCGTCCACCCTATTTTTACATGATTACTTTCTGAGTTTATAAAATAAACCATTATTTAAAGCACTCCTTTCCGAAATCGCACCATTTGGCCTTCCACCAGTCCGCCCGCGGGCAGATCCGGGGAGGCGGGTTTTTTAATCTCATTACCCAAAAAACGTTTTTCAAAATACTTGCAGCATAATCAGAATCTAAACGGATTCTTTCCGAGTATATTTCGGAAGTATTCTTATTATAGACAACAACCAGACATCTTGAGATTCCGAAACCGATCATATAGACGTGGATTTGGGCCTTATATTTCGGGTTCCAATCCTGATACCCCTTTTTTTTCAAATCCTTGAATGCCTTCTCTCCTGCCGTTTTGATTTCCAAAAGATGCGGTTTAAAAAACGGCTTCGGGCCGGTAATAACACCGTCAGAATGGCCTTCTATTTTGTGGCCGGCTTGTTCAATTCGGATTACCGTCTGTCTATTTTCAACTGTGAAACCACATTTTTTCAAGTCTTCAATCAAATGATTTTCAATCACATTTCCCAATTCAAAAAGTCTTAAAATACGGGCATCAGGCTTTTTATCTTGGTATCCATTATGCTTATACCAAAGATACCGGTTGCACTCATGCCCGATTTCAGACATGCCGAGGCGGGTTCTTGCCCTGTATTTGCTATCATACAGGGCATCGAGGGCATCCCCTGCCGGATTGCAGGGGATTATTTTTGACAAATCAGTCATAGTTTACCAGTCTTCCTCTGGTTGTGTTTCCGATGGGGCAGGTTCTTCCTGTTTTTTTACGGCGGGGGCCGGTGGCGGGGTTGATTTCCCTGCTTTGGCGTATCCTGTTACCTTATTACTTTGAAGCATTTTTCCGGAATTATTACTCTCGAATTCTTCAATTTTGACAGTAATAGTCATCGGTTTCCCGTAGCATTTCCGGGTGTCCGGTGGTGGGAATGGCGCGCCGGTCAGATTACAGATACGCTTCAAAACTCCCTGCCCGATTGCCTGGGCCTTTTCAGACGGATTGATAATATTCAGGCGGTCAATGATTTCCGTGCCGTAAAATTCGCCTCTGTCTTGAATTTGAAGCCGGACTTCGAGTATTTTACCGGTACCCGCTTTCGTATCCTTCAGGGTATCTCCGATAATAACTGCCTGATATTTGCCCGGAGGCAGAACTACAAAATCGCCGCCTGATTCCGGTACGTCAGGGTTGATGTTTAATCCTGATAATTGTGCCATTGTTATTTTTCTCCTTCTTGGTTAATTGTTTCACGTGAAACATTTTTGTACTTCGATAATTTAAAAACAGGATCGTCACCATGATATTCAAGACAAAATCCTTTATACTCCAATATCATTGTTAGGTTGTCTGGTTCATGTAACACACCATGCTTTTTAAAATCATTGAAATCAAGGTTGTATTTGCTCTTCATTTCCTTGATAAAGTATTCCCTTGCATCTGGAGCGCAATCGTCTTCTTGTAATAAATATTTTTTATTCATAATTTTATCCCGTAATATTCTCGAATTGCCGTATCAACGGCTTTCAAATCGTTCGGTATCAAATCCGTTTCAAACATGCCGTAGGGCGTTTTTACCGGATCAAAACCATCTGACCTTATACTGAAATGGTATCCGTCTTGATCCACGCATGACCGAAGGCAGATTGTGAACATGCCTTCAATGCAGACCTTTTCATCCAATAGTTTGCCGATTGTTTTCGGTTTGACATTTCCCATGTCGGTTTCATTTTCGTGCATTATGAAGTAAACGATTTTATTGTCCGGCAGATCCTTGACCCGCTCTATCAGGTTCCAATAGGTGTCAGCAATCTTATTGTAAAATCCGAATATTGCAGATCCTGCGCCTTGGGATGAATGCCCCTTCATAAACATGTTGACGATCAGATAACCGGCGTCATCAATGACAATGCTATTGAATTTTTCAGACGGGATAATTTTTAAAATACGCTCATAATCATCTGTTTTGACTTCCGATGTAAATTTGCCTTTGAACGGCAGCGGCTTTCGACTGACATTGATAAGCCCGATCTCGTCCGGGCCGAATTTGCGGAGCGATGTTGATTTGCCGCTGCCCGATTTTCCGATAATTAATATGGGGGTTCCGATGATACACCTTCCTTTCTATACTTCCAAATATAGCCATTGTTTGTTTTCCTCTTACCTAAACAACATTCGGAAATATGTGAATATTTTAAATTTAAAAAATTTTGTGCGTCAACAACAGACGGAAATTCTTTTATGAAATTCATATTTTTATCATATTGAAAAACCTTTTTGGCAGTTGGGCTATCACCCCCTTTTGGTTGTAATTTACTTTTTTCTGATATCTTCCTTTTATGCTCATCTGAAAATTTTTTTCCATAATTAGGATTTAATTTTCCGATTCGTTTACTCATGAGAGTTGATGTATCTGGACGTTTTTTGCCCCTTAAATTCTTTACCCTTTTTTCTATTAGTTCAGCAGATTGTTTTTTTCCCAAATTTGCTTGCCTTATTTTTTCTTTTGTACTATCTGACAGGGTTCTATTTTTCATGCGCTCTGATTGTTTTCGCCTTCGTTCAATATCATTTTTCCATATTTCTTTTTGAATTTTACTCATTTTCTTTTTATATTCTACTGAATGTTTTCCACAACTATTGCCACCTTTGTTCAAGTTATATCCAAAATTTCTGTTTGAACTTTTATATTTTTTTATCAACTCGACTTCTTTTAATTCTGCTTGTTTTTTATTCATATTTTTAAATAAAATAATATGCTTAATATTTTCCCACCCATATTTTTTAATTGCATTATAGAAAAAAGGATTATTACCATAAGCATAACCTTTGCCTTTTTGCCATCGTCTTTCAACCATTTGCATCGTAATGCCTATATAAACTTTACCATTTGGACACACATGCATATATACTTTGTAATTTTCCATATATATGCATGTATCATGCTAATAATCACTTGTCAAACATTAAAGCGGGTATACCCATCAAAACACCTCCTTTGTATCTAAAAATCTTTGTCAACATCATCCCTATGGAATTGCTTACACAATTCCACTACATCTTGATTCTGTTGAATTTGTTTGATTTTTTCATCATCACAATCCAAGCTCACAAAATGAAATAAAATTTGGATTGCAATTTTTCTGTCAACAATCATGTCAAAGCTTCCGCAATGGAAGGGAATGGATGAAAAATCAAGATTTACCCCGCTGAGATCTGCCCCGCTGAGATATGCCTGGATGAGATTTGCCTTTCTGAGATCTGCCCCGCTGAGATTTGCCCCGCTGAGATCTGCCTTTCTGAGATCTACCCCGATGAGATCTGCCCGGCTGAGATTTGCCCCGCTGAGATTTGCCCCGCTGAAGTTTACTCCACTGAGAATCGCCTCACTGAGATTTGCCCCGCTGAGATCTGCCCGGCTGAGATTTGCCCCGCTGAGATTTGCCCCGCTGAGATTTGCCTTTCTGAGATCTACCCCGCTGAGATTTGCCCCGCTGAGATTTGCCTCGCTGAGATTTGCCCCGCTGAGATTTGCCCCGCTGAGATTTGCCTTTCTGTGATCTGCCC